AATTCAGACTTGGTTCTCTTGACTCTATGACCAACAAATCGAGCATCCTCGATTGTCTTAGCATATTTATTAATTAAAAATTCTTCTGGTGGTACAGGTTCTATCCTAACCTGTCCATCTTCATACGTTCTTGAAACTACAACATCGTGTGTTATTTGTTGTGGTTGTAGAGAAATAATATCTTCACCTTCTTCAATACCACCAACTTCTGTATGTTGTTTTACTTCTACATTATCATCCATTAAGAGAGCAGTGAACTCTTCTTCGGTTAAGTTCTTATATTCTTCTCTTAATGTCTCACTGGTATCATCCCAGTAATGTTTAACAATACCATTCTTTTGTAGCAGAGCATCCTTGAACCATTGGTATATAATACTAAATCCCGGATTCTGACGCATAATGACATAGTTGACATAATCCGTAGATTGTTCTGCCATCTCAATATCTTCTGGTCCTTGTGGTTCAAACTTAACAACCTTATCACCACCAGTAAATATCTTCATCAAACTAGGCATAATCCATTCTATAACATCTGCTACATCTCTAGTAACAATCTGAGACCTGCCTTCCTGCTCATTACCGTACTTCTTACCATAATATCGGTCTAGTGCATCTGAGCGTTGTGTGGTAAGTTTACCATCTAAGTAGCCTAGAGAGGATGTAATTTCACTCTCTAGGTGAGCAGCCAGCTCACGCTCTGTCATTTTCTTGGACTTCGCCATAAATTATTTACCTTTATTAATTGGGTACTTCGTCTGTTTACTAGGTGGCGGACTCACTGATTTCATTATTTCTTTCAAGTCCTTAATATCCTGTGCCATCTCTTTAATAACATTCTCTAACCATATTGGGTTAAGTGCCATAATATTCTCCTCTTATACTATCCAACTTAAATCAGTCTTAGGTAATTCCTTACCCCAGACACTATCATTTCCAGTAAATACTACATCCGTTATGGCTAAGTACCTAAAGGCATCACTGGCGTGAGAAGTCCAATCATGGACTGGCTTCTGCGACCAGATTTTCTTTTTGTCATCATAACTGCTTCTATACTGAAGTAGAGCTTCTAATCCCTTCTTAGTCTTCTCTTCATCAAACCAGCATTTGTTCAAATAAGTTCTGGTAGTTTCTATACCATCCATTACTTTCAACTTCGGTGCAACTTGGAAATCTATTCCTAGGTCAAAGGCTAGGTCTCTTCTACTTTTACCAGTAGAAAATTCTCTAACTACTATGTCATGTGGTGCAATATGAGCACCATACCTATAACCTTTTCCTTTTAATACATCTATATAATAAGGTAAGCCTTCGTTTGAACTCTCAAAATAATCTATAAGGTGTACTGATTTCCCTACAAATTGTGCAAACCAAATTGAGGTTGCGTCAGATACCCCTAAATCCCAGGCGGTTACTACCTGCTTAGCCGGGTCATAAGGGACTTTCCCCACTCGGTCTTCATCATAAGCAGTTTCAATCTCTTTAGCATAATACGCACCTCTAAGTGCAGCAGACCAAGAACACTCGTATTCCTGTTCAAATTCAGTTTCTGCCATATCTTGTTTCGCCAGTGCCAATTCCTCATCATCTAATATCCCTGTTTCACTCGCCTTATATAAGAATCTAGTCCATCCCTTTCTTTCCAGTGCTGAGTGGTATAAATCATAAAAATCATTTTTCCCTTTTGGTGTGCCAATAAAGATGGCATACCCTTTCCTATCTGAAAGAGCCGGTCTGATTACCTCAGAGAACATCTTTGGGTTCATCTGAGCAAATTCGTCTAATACAACTCCGTCTAGGTAAATTCCCCTGAGAGTGTCATAATTGTCAGCCCCATAGAGTTGTATCCTAGCCCCCATAAAGTCAGCTCTCAATTCCGCCTCATTGAACTTAACATCAGGAAATACCTGACATAACCTTTTCAATTCATCCCAAGCAACTGTCTTAGCCTGCTTGAATAGTGGTGCTATGTAAGCATAACGAGGTGCTGGCTTACCACTTACTAAGTTCTCAACAGCACTCTTAATCAGCTGGTTAATAGCAAATACTGTTTTACCAAACCTACGATGACAAACCACAACATTAAATCTATCCAGATTTGTGTGTATTTCATTTTGTAATGCCCTCGGTGTGTAAGGAATTACTATTTCTTTCCTTTTCTCTTCCATCCCTTTCCTGTCCTCTTATAGGCACGATTAGTTTCTGCATCATATTTATAATATTGTGGAAGACCACCATTCTGTTTAACAGCTCTGTCTATAGCTCTCTCTTCTGGGGTCATATTGCCCCTAATAATACCTTCAGTGGTAGGAGTCCCATCCTTATTAAGATGTCCTCTCCTAATAAGCAAAGTCCTAGAGAGATTTTCAGCAACTTTCTCTGACATATTGTCTCTATCTATCAGTTGCTGTTTCAAACGAGCATGAATCCTAGAGAGCATTAGTGCACTTTTTCGTCTTCATCCTTTAACATTCGGTTCGCATCTGCAATATCAACAGCATCCGCTGCCCATTTAATATCAAAAGACTTGTCTTCAACAACAACATGGTGTTTCGGAGACCATCCTGCCTGTGTCTTTAGCCAAAAGGTAGTCATACTGGGAGATTCACCAGATACAGCCATTTCATAAGCAACACCAGCAACTCTGGCAGTCCTTTTCTCTTTACCAACCAATAAGTTGTGAGAATAATATTTTGTAAGGGTAGCATTGGAAATACCCATGATTTTGGCAATAGTATGTTGGTCTAATCCTATACATACCATCTCTTCTACCTTTGAATAATCATCATCTGTAGGTTTATACGTCTGTCCACGCTTGATTCTGGACTTTTTACCTCCAGCAGATTTAGAAGATGCAGAAAGACCTCCGGTTGGTCTGCCTTTTTTGCGTTCCAACTTTATTACCGCATCAGCAGGTATTATACCCTTGGCAGATGCTACTGCATACCTAAGTTCTTCCTCTAATTCTTTTTCTAATTGTTTTAACTCTTGTTCAGAGTCCAAAGAAACCTCACCTTTTTGTGCCATACTATATATTTATACCTATTATTATTAAAATATTGCCTTTCTATTCCTAGAACTTATTTCAAAGTTTTGTTTTTTAGTTAAAATATACAAAAAGTTGTGTGACTAAGTGTTTCTTTGAACCTCTTTCTAGGATAAGCTAGTCATTTACTTAGAAAAGATAAGCAATATTATACCATAAAAAGCATCGCTTGTGTAACTATTTACACTCATGTGCCGAAAATAGTTGTATTTAGGCTAAAATATTCAAAAAATAATAATTTTGGACATGGGTTGAATCCGTGTGGCGTGGGTGTGGTGGTCATGGGGTGTTCCCCCTCTCGCCTTTCGAGGTTTTCTTTCGTGGTTTTTTCTTTCGTGGATAATACCCCCTTTGACGGTTTATATTCGTGGATTGTTTTTTTATTTGGTGTTGGATTCGTGGATTTTATATATCCTTTGACTAATAAATATAATTGACAAAGTTTTAAAATACCCTTGACATATACCCTTGACATGATATAATAGTGAGGTAATAATTTAAATACAATAAAGTGAGGTAAAAACAATGACTAGAAAAGACTATATTAAGTTTGCTGAATTAATTAGAGATAGTATTTATCCAATAGGCGCAAAAAGAGATAAAAATACAATCTTACATATTACAGAGGATTTAATAGAATTATTTAGAGAGGATAATTATAGGTTTGACTCTGAAAAGTTTAGAGAGGCGTGTAATCATTACTGGACAGGTCAAGACTGGAAAATTAAAATGCCTAAGTAATAAAAACTCAGGGCATTTTAAATAGTGCCTTGACTCTTTATTATAAAAGTGAGGTAATTAACAATGATTAAAGTTACAATTAATAAGAATGATAACTTAGCAACTTTAAAAGTTATTTCAACTAAAACAAGTGAATTTTCTTTAAGCACTAAATTTTTAGATGATATTTTATATGAGATTAGAAAGGGATTAACAGTAAGATTTAATCAAGATATGCCACTCAATCAATATAATTCATTAGTAAAACAATTAGATGAAAGAGAAAAGTACCTTAAACAACAGGGGATATTATGATTGACATTTTAAATACAACAATTAATATTCTACTTGCATTATTTATGCTTGTTAGTGCATTAGGAATAGGAATTATTATAGGATTAGTAGTTAAATATTATTTTAAATAGAGAGGTATTATTATGACAGGTTCACAATTTCAAACTTTATGTGGCAAATACTTGATAGATGTAGGAATTGCCTTAGAAAATGAAAATATATTAAATGCTCTACGAAATAAAGATGATGAAGAAGTAGAGAGAATTTTAACGGAAGAATTTTAAAATTGAGGTTAAATTAAATTATAAATAACTACACACAGACCTGAAAATGTGCATAATATAAGTATGGAATTTTATATTTTAAGGAATTATCTCCGAGTCAAGGCAGACTATAAAATGCCATTTGGTGCATTGCTTACCTCACTAGGCAATGCACCTTTTTTATGGGCGAAACAAATTTCAATAGTAAAAAATTTAACCATTTTAAAAACAAGGGATTAGTAAAATGCCAATAACAAAGGATAAACTAACATTACAACAGAAAGAAGATATACTTACAGGAAAAGGCAAGACAGGTGGTAAATACTGTAATGCCATTGACGAAAACCCTTATGACTCTAGCGAATGGACAAATTATATGCCCTCTAGTGGTTGGTGTTTTCATAAGGAAGATGACGGAAGAATAAGTGTTTGGTATGAGAAAGTTTTTGCTTGTTATGACGGTTGGGATTCTCATAGTGATGATGACAGTACCGAATACTTTGATAACATGGAACAAGCAGTTAATTGTATTTGGACAAGAGAATCAGTAGATAAAGTTTTCG